AGCCTGTTTTGAATGGGATTCGGCAGCAGCCAATCCAACAGGACAACGAGCAACGGTGATGTCGAATGCTCCCGCTGCTTCACGACACATGATTGTATCACCCACCGATCGGCACTTAATCTTTTTAGGAACCGTGACGGGAACCGATGTAACCACAGCGGCTAATCAAAATGATATGTTTATTCGATGGTCGGATCAGGAAAGTATTAATGATTCAGGTTCTTATACCGTCACCGCTAATAATACCGCAGGTACACAGCGACTCGCTAATGGTTCGAGAATTGTCGGAGCTAAGAGAGGTCGAGACGCCATTTATATATGGACCGATACCGCTCTTTATTTAATGAGATTCGTAGGCGCACCGTTTACTTTCTCCTTTGAACAAGCAGGAACAAACTGCGGATTGATTGGTAAGAATGCAGCGGTGGAAGTGGATGGAACCGCCTTCTGGATGTCTGAAAACGGATTCTTTAGCTACGCAGGTCAACTTCAAACGATGCCGTGCTTAGTAGAAGACTACGTCTTTGATGGTTTAAATTCTACACCAAGAGATCTGGTTAACTGTGGATTGAATAATTTATTTAGTGAAGTCAGTTGGTTCTACTGTAGTACCGGCTCTGATGTGGTAGATCGAGTGGTGACTTATAATTATGTAGAAACTTTACTCACCAAGAAACCGGTGTGGACTACAGGAAGTTTACCTCGTACGGCGTGGGCTGATTCAGCGGTCTTTGATAAACCTCATGCCTGTTATTATGATAACAGTGATGATGCGTCTTATGATGTCGTAGGGAATACGGATGGAATTACAATCTACTATGAACAAGAAACAGGGACCGATCAGGTTAATGCCGGAGGGGTTATCACCGCAGTAGCCGCCCATGTTCTTTCAGGAGATTTTGATATTACTCAAAAACGTGCGGCTTCCGGACAAATAGTGGGCATGCCGGATACACGAGGAGATGGAGAATATATTATGAGAATCAAAAGAATGATTCCTGACTTTATTAGTCAAACTGGAGATACCCAAGTGACTCTCATGTTAAGAAATTATCCTAACAACGCAGCCGCGAGCTCTCCATATGGACCCTTTACAATCACCTCATCCACTGCTAAAGTGGATACACGCGCAAGAGCACGAGGAATTGCGTTTAAAGTAGCAAACACTGGCTCAAGTGGAGGGTCATATCAGGCCCAAGACTGGAAGCTAGGAACATTTAGACTGGACATACATCCAGACGGGAGAAGATAATGGCAGAATGGTGGGAAAACATCGATAGAACAAATACAAGATTAACTCCAAGAGCGAATCCTAATTGGTGGAAAGGATCTGCCGGTTCAGTAGGTCATTGGAATTACAAACCTGAAGATATAATAGAAGAAACAGAAACAGTAACAGATATTAATAGACCTTTACCCTCACCCTATCAAGACAGAATTATGAACGAAGATTTGATGCGTATACAACAGAATCGTGGAAACATTGATAATAAATGGTATAACAGAATTACAACTCCTGTCATGGGAATTATGCGAGCAATAGGTGATAAATTCCAAAGACCCGAAGCTAAACAAGCAGAGTATGATGCATTAAGAAATGTCACTGATCAATATGGAACTTATAGAACTGGAACCTTACCTACTGGTCAAGAAGCTATGATAGTAGATGGTAAAATTAGTGTAAGAGCTCCTGATGGAACTATTCTTTTAAGAGATAAAAATTTTGATTCCATGTTTGGAAGCGGAAGTGTTGCTGAGATGATTCAGAAAAAAGAAGATTGGGCAAAAGGAAGATTTGACAAGTACGGAGATACATGGACTGATGATGAGCATAAAGGAATAAGTAAAGCTTTTTATGATCACTATAAAAACACAGGTGCTCTAGCAAAATGGCGAGGAGACACTGGACAAAAAACTTATATTGACAACATTCAAACTATCGCTCCTGAAACTACGAAGACATTCACAATACCCAGTACAGCAAGAGAAATGGAAATATCGAGACGGGGAGGATTCAATCCAAGCGCACGATCTTTTAGTTCACACAGCCCCGGAGGAATTACTCAAGCTCAATCTAGAGCTGCTAGAGGAGACCCAACGGGAACTGGTGGCGGTTGGAGACTAGCTCAAGGTGGAAGAGTAGGTTTAAGAATGGGAGGAGATCCTACGGAATGGATGGAAACACAAGAAACTATTAGTCCTTTCCAAATTCAACAGGAAGAAGGAGTTCCTATAGGTTTACAGGCTTCCGATGATGTCAACACCCGCATTTTAGAAAACTTATTTGAAAAATATTTAGAGTTAGGATTCTCTCCTGAAGAAGCAGAAATAAAAGCAATGGAAGAATTTCAGTTAATGAGTCAAGGCCAAGATTTTGACATGGGTACACAAAACGAACAAGGCATAGCGAGTCTTGTTTAATGGCAAAAATAACACAAGCATTAACTCGTGCGAGTAAAGAATATGATCAACGAACTTTTCAATCTTTGGTCCGAGATTTAGACGGTGTTATTAATAAACTGAATACTTCTTTTCAAGAAGAAATGAAACAAGAGGTAGAAGCCATGAGCTTCTTTGTAGAATAATGGCTATTATAAATGAATATAAATTTTGGGGGAATACGTCGACTACTGCAGAAACGGTTAAATTTTTTGGAACCGATGCAGCGGGTGATCAAAAACCTCTCATTAATGAAACGTATATTATTAAATCACTACATGTGACGAATAAGTCAGGAGGAAATACTCCTACCATTACTATTACGAACGATGGTTATCCAATCATCTGGGCTCAATCCTTAGACACAGCCGAGAGTGTTGAAATTTTAACGAAGCCGCTGATTGTCGAAGGTGACAAAGAGTTAGTTTATACTTTGGTAGGAACCGCTACCGATGGAGTCGTAGTGACAGTAAGTTTTTTAAACATTAAAAAAGAGGTAACAACATAATGATTAAGATAGATGGAGAAGAAGTACCGGTATTAAAACCCACAAAGATTACCACAACGATAAAACATAAGGAAACAGGGGAGATTTATAAGACTGAAGAAGAGTGGAAGGCTAAAGGAATAGAGGAAAAGTACATCCAAAGGGATGTCCATGTCTTGATGCCACCGCTTGATTTGTTTGCAAAAACAAAGTAGATTGAAATTTTAAGGCAAAATTATGATATCACGTGCACAAGAACCAGAACAATTATATGCAGAAGGCGGAATAACTAGCATCCGTCAACCTTATTTTCTAGGAAAAGCAGTTAAAAAACTAACTAAAGGCGTTAAGAAAATAGCTAAAAGTCCTTTAGGGAAAGCTGCTTTAATCGGTGGTGGTTTATGGGGTCTCAATAAATGGGGTCCATTAGCTGGCAAAATTAGTCCGATGTTTTCGGGAGGATGGGATAAATTTAAAGGCCTTGGATTCGGCAAACAAGCTTTATTAGGTTTAGGAGCAGCTGGAATGGCTCTACCTTTTATGGCTGATGAAGAAGAAGTCGTAGAGGAACTTCCATGGGAAACAACTCCTGATAGTATTGCTAACATTAGAAACATGGCAAGGAATCGAGATCCAAGTTTAGCTTTCATGCCTAGAAATGAATATGTTCAATCAGGATATTATTTAGCTGATGGTGGTAGAGCAGGTTTAATGAATGGTGGTGGAGCTGCAGAAGCTCAAGCGGAGAACATGTTAAAAATGGAATATCAAAAGTATCGTAACCAAGGTGGCACGATGTCTTATCAACAATTTAAGATGGCAGTCTTACAACAGGCTCAGGGTCAAGGACCCATGGCTCAGGGACCAGCTCAAATGGCAGCGTCTGGAGGAAGAATAGGATTTTATCCAGGAGGACCTGCCGGTGGAGCATCCGCTGGAGGAAATTATGGTGGTGATTCGAGTGGCGGAGATTATCAAGGCGCCGGTGCCGGAAGATCCGTAGCACAAGGTGGACGGTTTGGAAATAGTTATGATGATAGAGGAACAATTAATCCGCTGGGTTACCCTGGTGGCACTACCCTCTTTAACGTTGCTGATGGTCCAGTAATAACTTCTAATAACCAAGTACCACTAAGTACACTAGATAAAATGAAAAGCCTATGGTCAGGTCTAAGAAAAACGACAAGCAGTCCTGAAGAAGACGACTCTATGAATGTTATTAATACAATATCAAATAAAGGATCTCTGCTTAACAAAGCAGCAATTGCGGTTAATCCGGATATTGTAACGGGTGAATACCCTAATAATATGACCAGACAGGAATATCTTAACTCCATTTTAAAAGCTCACGGCGGAAGAGTAGGAAGAGCCGAAGGCGGGATCATGCCTTTACTCGATTTAGGGGGAAAAGAAAAAGATTATAGACAAGATGGAGGATTTGTTGGTATAGGAAGAAAAGAACGAGCTGATGATGTTCCAGCAAGACTAAGTAAAAACGAATTTGTATTTACAGCAGACGCTGTAAGAAATGCTGGCGGTGGAGACATTGATGCTGGCGCAGAAGTCATGGACAATATGATGAAGCACCTTGAATCAGGCGGACAGATTTCCGAAGAATCTCAAGGCGGCGGAGGAGAAGAAATGATCTCTGAAGAAGAAATGATTCAAGCACCTGATGGTGCACAAGAAATGTATGAACAACAAGCAATGTTACAATCAAGGATGGCATAATGGCAATACCAGATTATTTACAAGACACAGCTAAAGACTACGCCAAACAGGCAACAGCCACATATAGTGCGCCGATCGATACAAGTAAATTTACCGGTTCACAATTTGTAGCCGGGGAAGATCCTTTACAAACCCAAGCTATTAACTTAGCAACTTCACAAGCTGGTTTAGAAGGATACAAACCTTATTTAACAGCAGCTCAAGCTAATTTAACAAACATGGGAGGACTAACAGGCGCCAGCGCTTATCAACCTTTCATGTCTCCCTATCAAACGGATGTTATTAATACCACTCTTAGTGAGTACGATCGACAAGCTCAAAAAGGATTAAATCAATTAGGCACTCAAGCAGTAAACGCAGGAGCTTTTGGTGGTGGACGTCATGGAGTAGCGGAAGCAGAATATCAATCAATGAGTGATGCGAACCGAGCAGCCCTAAACGCACAAATGTTACAACAAGGATTTGGCAACGCACAACAAGCAGCACAAACAGCTTTTAATCAACAAGGAACATTAGGTGCTGGACAGATGGGTCTTTCTAATTTTCAACAAGCAGGAATAGGTTCAGCTGTTGGTGCTTTAGGACAACTTGGAACTTTGAGACAAGGAGTTAATCAAGCTCAGTTACAGGCTAACCAACAAGCAGCACAGACTGCAGCTTATGAACCTTACGGAAG